TCGCTGAACAGATGGGTCAGCAGATTACCAAGATCATCAACGAGGATAAGAATGCACAGAAATTGTCAGAAAAACTCAAGCAATCAACTGAGCAAAAGACTGAAGGTGCTGGAGAAGCGGTGGGTGATGCTGCGAAGGGAATTGGTGAAGGTGTTGGTAGTGCAGCCGAAGGTGTTGGTTCTGGTGTTGGTACGGCAGCCGAAGGTGTTGGTGCGGGTGTTGGATCTGCCGCTTCAGGTGCGATGATGCCTTCATTAATCAGTGGATGTGTCGTGTGTGTAATCGTCGCCGGAGGAGCCGCGTTTATGATGTCCCCAGCGGGTCAAAATGCAGCTAAGGCGGCTTCCAAGGGTGCCAAGGGGCGATAACTTATAGATTAAACTATTAATATAATAAATGTATCACAAAGAGGTTATTTTTGAAACGGTCGACAATAAACAAGTCGTATATACACGAAACAAATATAAGACCGTCAAAACTGTTTCTTGGAAGGATGTCAAACTAAAAGTTTCAGATGAAATTAGACGAGACTCAGGATTAATGATTAACGGAAATAAGTATTCCTTTGTTTGTCATAACGACTATCTTCCAGGATCACTCAAGCCCGCCTATCAAGAAGTTGGTATGGAAGAGATGCATATATACATTTCATTTTCCGACAATGCAGAAACTTTCGGTAGACACAATGATGAAGATGATGTATTAATCGTACAGAGTATAGGAAAAATGGCATACAGGTTTGATAATGGTAAAACGTGTGTGTTATCACCAGGTGATAGTCTATTCATTCCAGCTGGTGTGTATCACCACCCAATTGTACACGAACCCAGAGTAACCTTGAGTTTCTCGGATTGACTTAAAGGGGTGTCCGTCCTTTATACCAATGATTCTCTCAATCGACGTTGGTACAAAGAATTTGGCTCTTTGTCTTCTAGATGATAAATCTGGAAACCTTGTGAGACAGTGGGATGTCGATGGTATTCCACCACAACATGCGGACGGTGTTTATGTGTCGCTCCGTAACCACCTCGATGCCCGACCTTGGGTACTTACCGCTGACACAATTCTCATAGAGAAACAACCAGATCGTAACAAGAAGATGGTTTCTGTGATGCATTTCCTCCATGCCTACTTTATCATCAGATGCCCAAAGGCGGAGACGATCCTTTATGACGCCCGTCACAAGATTCCGGATGTCGCCGGCCCTGGGAAGGCCCAATACAATAAGAGGAAGAAGGTTGCCATCCAAAGGTGTGAAGAGTTTATTCGTACAGGTCCCACAAACACACACTGGTTAGATGTATTCCTAAAATCTAAGAAGAAGGATGACTTGGCGGATACGGTGATGCAAGCCCTATCCTTCGTGAATAGAAAGGAAGTTATCCCAGCTTCTAAAAAGAAGAAAACTACGAAGTTAGTTGCTCGTCGCCCAAACGAGAATCAGAAGATGACAAAGTATTCTAAATCAAATTTGGCTTGGATTTATTTGAACAAAGTGGAATGTGAAGTTCTCGAAAATAACAAGAGGTTCATGAAAGATTTAAAGAGGTACTATCGTGATGTAAACGAATTGATTAAAGATTTGAAGTCATGAGTAACCAAATGAGTCTCACCATCCGTATGTGTGCCGTGAACAAGCCCAACTTGGACAAACTCATCAAGAATAACAAGCGTCTCAAATCCACTTTTCACTCAAAGAAACCCCTAAGGAATACCCATCGTATAGCCCTCGATGAATTGGATACATTTTTGGAACTGGTGGATGATGCTATAGATGCTATGGATGACACACAAATGAAGTTGAATAAGCTCTATGATTTTTGTGGAGAGGTCCCTTTCGATGATGAGTGTAACTATTAAAGATTTGAACGGTTATTTGTTTAGAATGAAGAAAGTATTAGATCATGGATTTGTAGAACTCGTTGACCACATGCCTCAACAAAACCTAGATAAGGCTATTGTTGATGGTGCTCGTGTGAGTTATCAGACGGGTACTACAACCACTAGAGGAGATAGGGGTCTTATCCGCTATCTCGTACGCAATTGGCATACTTCACCTCTGGAACTCGTTGTATTCAAATTTCGTATTAAGGCACCTCTATACATTGCTCGTCAATGGCTTCGACACAGGACTGCATCTGTAAATGAAATGTCTGCCAGGTATTCTATCGTTGATGAAGAGTACTACGAACCAGAAGTCCTCCGTGGACAATCTGCGGTAAATCACCAAGGATCAGAGGGTGTTATAGAATTAGATGACGAGTTGAATGAAACCCTCTCTACACAGTATAAAAATGCATTCAAACTTTACGAACAGTTGCTCGAGAAGGGTGTCTGCAGGGAACAAGCTCGAGGTGTCTTACCACAATCGACCTACACCTCTTTCGTGTGGAAGATGGACCTCCACAACCTCATGCATTTCTTGCAATTGAGAATGGACCATCACGCTCAAAAGGAAATCCGAGACTATGCCACGGCTATATATGAACTTGTCCAACCCCTAGTACCCCATTCTATGGAGGCGTTCATGGACTTTAGGGTCAATGCCATGCAACTTACCGGACCAGAGATTGAAGCTCTAAACTCTGGGAAAGAAATTGAATCACCTGGAGAGCGGAGAGAGTTTGAAGAAAAACTAAAACGCCTAAAATTAAATATCGATACAAAGTAAATGGTAAAAATCGCGAACGCGTTCAGTAGAATCACTGGTCCAGCTGAACTTCTCATTAAGTCCCAACCACTCGTGTTTTCCCTTATTATTTTGTATCAGGGTCTCTTCTCAGGTAATGCAATCCAAATCCCTGGGAGACTCAAGAAACTTTTCGAAAACAAAACATTCCGCTTCATATCTCTGATGCTCATCGCTTTCAGTGCGACAAAGGATATTGAGTATGCTCTTCTCTCGACTGTCATTTTCATATCTGTCATATATGCCTTCAAGACCCCAGAGGAACGTAAGAAGACTGGTCTTATTTAATTTGTGAGATACTAATAGAATGAAGATTCATATTATCGGTGCTGGTCCAACTGGTATGTCCCTAGCATGGGAAATTCTCAGGTCATCCGATCACGAGGTTACCATTTATGATAGGAAACTTTCAGCTGGTGGCTCATGGTGGGAACCCGAAGTAGACACACGCGATCTTCACGCACACCGAATTGTATTCGATCGAGCGTTCATCAACACAAAGTCCCTCTTCAATGAGATGGGGATTTCTTGGGATGATATCTTTACAGCCATAGACAATGGTGAACATATGGGGTATGTTTTGCGTGCACTCAAACCTAAAGACTATGGTGTGCTCATCTCTCTTTTATCGAGGGTGTTCACACAACCAACAAAATATAAGTCGGTTTCTCTCAAAGACGCCGTAGGATCTTTATCTGAAAGTGGTCAAGCGTGTATCGAACACCTTCCACTCATCATGGATGGTGTCACATGGGATGTCATGACGGCGTATGAGTTTGTAAAAAACTTGGATCATGTTGCACTCTCACAACCTTGTACACAAAAGGTTTCTGGGAAAGTCATGTGTGACGCGATGGAAAAGGCACTCCTAGATGCTGGTGCAAACTTCGTTTTCGGTACTGAATTGGGTGAAGTGGAATATGGTAAGGATTCATATAGTGCACGATTTTCAAATGGAACGGTAATTGATGATGGTATGCTTTTCCTTTGTCTCGATAATAGTCCAGCGTTCAAATTAATGGGTGACAATTGGGGACCCGAATCAGTCAAAAATGTACGAGACAGTACATACGGTGCGATTAATGTTCTTCTTGAGTATGAGAACGCTCCAAAACTCGAATCGGATCTCGAAGTTGCGGCGACTACACCATGGAACCTTCAACCCAAAGTCCTTCATGGAACAAATACAATTTCTTGTGTCATTTGTCATCTCACAAAGGAAATTATTTCAACTGACCCAGAAACACTAAAAGCTGAAGTTCTCAAGCAACTCGGGGTACCAGAACCTAAGGAGATTCGTATTGCATGGGGTGCTGAGTGGAACGGTGAAACATGGGATTTTTCACAGTCTTCGGGGGTTCTCAGCCTTCATGGACAACTCCCATTCTTCGGGAAGTGTCCCAAGGTTGCTATGTGTGGTATGATGTCCCATAGGAACACACCATATTCGAGTATCGAGGCGGGGGTGGAGGTTTCGAGGTCCCTAAGTCATGAATGTTTCGGGACGAGAGAACCACTTCAACCAGTTCTTCTCACACAAGCACTCTTCTTCATTCTTGTGCTACTTATAGTTTTAATTTTAGTATATCGTAATAGAAATCAATGAAGTTCATAGCGACAGTCTATGAACCCATGTATGATTTCAATGATAAAAAGTATATCCGTTTTATAATTCCCCAAAAGGTTTCAGAAATTATACAACGAATGCATGCGAATAAGTTACACCTACTCATGAATAAAAGTGTGGATGACCCCCTCGATGGGAGAGTTCTAAAAGTGAAGGTTCCATTCCGTTATAGGAGAGTGATGTGTGAAGTCAAGGGGCGACCCCTACAATCTCTAATAAAGGATGATGAAGTTGAAGTTGATGTGGACTTCAAGGGGGTTTGGAATGTTGGTACTTATTCAGGCTTCTCTTGGATACTCTCGAGCTCTTCGTTGGGTGACTGAGGAAGGTCAATTCTGGTCAAACCAGCCGTCTTGAACCCTTCAAATGTTCGAAGGACACCTTCAAGACGTAAAAGCTCTTCACGCATTCCTTGCATCTTATCCCGAAGTTGTTGAATGTTTTCTTCAATGTGTACGACAGGCATTGTAGTTATTTAAAGTTTATACCCTTTAAATAAGTATAGTAGGATGACAACCCTTACAAGAACAGGGTACCTGGTAAGTGAAGGACCAATTCAAGAAATTAAAAAAGAACTTACGGTAAGACCTATTGTCAATGGGGACTATGGATTTCCTCCACCACCTTTCAAAGTTTTCAGACCGACTAAGAATGGAGTCTGCATTCCAAGATTCTATGGAACTGCTAAGCTTGGAGAGCCTCGGGAAGACAAACGACCCGAACCAGCTCGTATCCAAACCAAATTTGTGGGACAACTCAGAGATGCCACACACCAGAATGAAGCCCTTACAGCAGCAATTAAAGCAGGGCATGGTGTCCTTTCTTTACCATGTGGGTACGGTAAGACGACGGTATCCTTGGCCATAGCATGTAAGTTGGGGTACAGGACCATGATTGTTGTCCACAAACAGTTTCTTGCGGACCAGTGGAGGGAACGCATCCAACAATTCTGCCCAGGTGCCACTATTGGTGTTGTACAACAAGATAAGAAAGAAGTACACTGCGACTTTGTCATCGCAATGCTCCAGTCGTTGTCCCTGAAGGAGTACTCATTCGCAGACTTCGAGAGTGTAGGGACGCTCATCGTAGATGAGGCGCACCATATCTGTGCAAAGGTTTTCAGTCAAAGTCTTTTCAAGATGTGTCCTCGGCACATCTTCGGTCTCTCAGCAACCCCTGAGAGGAAGGATGGTCTCACAAAGGTTCTTCATTGGTTCATGGGTCCCACATTCTTTGCAGTTGAGAGAAAGAATCAGGAACAGGTTGAGGTATTCCCAATTACCTTTGATTCATTCAATTACAGAAATCCTCCACCCTCTATGAGGAATGGGAAGATTTCTATGCCAAACATGATTACCGAAGTTGTTGAGGACCGAGAGAGAAACAAGATGTTAGTGGAACTTGTCAAGAAAGCTTCGGCTGGCACGAGACAGCTCTTAGTACTCAGTGATCGCCGACAACACTGTGAGTTCCTTCACCAATGTTTTCCTAAAACATCTGGACTCTATATGGGTGGTATGAAAGAGGCAGCTCTCCGGGAGTCCTCTGAAAAGAAGATCATCTTCGCGACGTTCAGTCAAGCGCATGAAGGATTAGACATTCCGACACTTGATACAGTTATACTAGCTTCACCCAAATCTGATATTACCCAAAGTATTGGACGCATAATGAGAGAGACGAAGGGGAAGAAGAATAATCCACATATTTACGATGTTCACGATCCATGGTCGATCTTCACGGCGATGTATTACAAGAGAATGAAGGTGTACAGACAGGGTGGTTTCAACATCCGTGGGAAGTTTACTGAGGAGAAGAAGAGTGACTTCCCTCAGGGAAAGTGTCTGTTTTTATAATCTGAACATCTATTAAATGTCTGGTGCATTGATACAACTCGTTTCCAAAGGTGTTCAAGATGTCTACCTAACGAGTGATGAAGGACATTCTTTCTTTCGTATGAAGTTTACTCGACACACAAACTTTTCACAAGCTCCTAAGTTTATTAAAACAATAAGTTCGGCTGATTCGTCTATAACAATTCCAGTTCTTGGGGATGTAATCAATGGTATTTGGTTTGAGGCAACGTCAAGAACGGCTAACATTGCTTCAAATTTGTTTTACAATTCGACCATCGATCTCTTTATAGGTGGTCAAAAGGTTGATTCACAACATTATGATTATTATAGCGATATATGGACAAATTATATGGCTGACACATACAACAAGTCCCAAGAACTCAATAACAAAACATCGACTTCAAACCGAACTTTTGTACCCCTTCACTTTTTCTTTTGTGACCACAAAGCGTTCTTACCTTTAATCGCACTTCAGAGTCATCAAGTGGAAATACGAATTAACTTTGATGAAGCGAATATAGCAACTATTCAAGAAGTGGATAAACAAGCAAAGGTGTACGGAAACTACATCTACCTGGATAGTGAGGAGCGTGAATCTCTCACCAAGCGGAGTATTGATTTTATAATTACACAGACCCAGAAAATTGAAAACGAATTAACGACTGTTATTGATAACACACAGGGGGGTGGATACAATGTGATTGATATTTCGAGTTTCAATCACCCAGTTAAATCTTTATTTTGGGGTTTTGGTGCCTCCAGCGATGATTTTGCAAACGATCGTTTTACATTCTTGAATGCGGATATCCAAATCAATGGCACACCTTTACTCGAAAATATGACCCCACTCTATTTTCACACAGTGCAGAACTATTATAAATCCACTTATGGTCATACAGAATTTATTCCAGAAACTGAGGTACTCTTGTATACGAGATACTTCGCGTATCATTTCTGTATGAATGCTTCTGAATACAATCCCTCAGGTTCATGCAACTTCAGTCGGCTCGATAATGCGAAACTTGTTTTACGTGGTGTGGAGAAGGGTAATCTCAGACCTGGAAATCAACCCATTTCTGTATATGCTGTAAATTATAACGTTCTCAGGATCAAGGATGGTTTAGCGGGAATTTTATTCGGTAACTAAAGTATATGGGTAGAACAGTTCGTTTCGATCAGATTTTTGTAGCGAGTCTAGACGCAGACCCAGTAGAGCAGGACGTTTTGACTTCTGTCAAAAGTATTATTACTTCTGAAATTGATGTCGATGATCTCACTGCCTCGAATAGTATTGAAGCTAAAATTCTTACCGTAACTGGAAAAATTACAGCGAATGAGACCGATTTCAAGGTGACTGGACTCAGTAATGTCGTTCGTATGACGAGTACACAAATTGGTATAGGTGCGATCCCTGTAAACGATTTTC